AGAAATCAAACAGTAACAGAAGAAACTAAAGATAAACTTAGATTATCAGCAAAGCTTCAATTTTCAGATGAAGATAAGAAGAAAAAACACCGAGAAGCTTGTTTAGAAAAAAATGCTAATCATAAAAGCAGCATATGGATCAACAATGGTGAAAAAAATAAAAGAATATATGAACACCAGTTAGAAGAGTATTTCAAACTTGGTTTTAATAAAGGAAGGCTGTTAGGAGAAATAAAATTCTATGATCACGGCAATAGAAAAAGAGATAAATTTGGTAAATTCATTACTAAGGAGAATTAAATAATGGAAGTTAAAGTTGACATCAACGAATTAAGAAAGCGTAAGCTTTTTGTCGCGGCCCCGATGTATGGTAAAACTGCCTTAATATAAAGCAATTTATATTAATAATTGAGTGAATTGCTGGAAACTCCTTAGAGATAGTATTACTACAAAGTATTCTGAAAAGAAAAGCTTGAATGTTTGAAAAAATACTATATTGGACAATCAGCAGCCAAGTTCCGTTTAGGAAAAGGTTCAACGACTATCCCGATGGGGAGTAGAGAATAAGCTTAGATTCTCGAAGTGCTCAACTCCAAAATTTTTTGGATGAAGATATAGTCTGATCTATATAGAAATATATAGCTAGGTTAACCTAGAATTTAGATGTTGCGATCTAAATTAAACATAAATGGGTCAATGTGCAGGAATGTTCTGTAGATCTACAAATGATCTTTCCGCTGCCGCAGTTCATTATGGAATTGAGCTGCGATATTACTATCTATTCAATGAATCGCTAATCACCAGAGCCAGAAATTATTGCGTAGATGAGTTTATGCGTTCTGACTGTAGTCATATGCTATTCATCGACTCCGATATTGGATTCAATGCTCAAGACGTTATCACGATGCTAGCTCTGATGAGCGACGAATCCGAATATGACGTTCTCTGTGGTCCATATCCCAAGAAGTGTATCTCATGGGAAAAGGTCAAGGCCGCAGTAAATCTTGGTGTAGCCGATGAAGATGCTAACGTTCTAGAAAAGTATGTTGGTGATTATGTCTTCAACCCAGCTAATGGTCGTACAGAGATTCCTCTGGGTGAGCCAGTAGAAGTTCTAGAGTCTGGTACCGGGTTCATGATGATCAAGCGTTCTGCATTTGAGAAGTTCTCAGAAGTCTATTCAGACAGAACTTATAAGCCTGATCACGTTCGTACTGCTGCTTTTGATGGTTCTCGTGAAATCATGATGTACTTCCAGGCAGAGATTGATCCTGAAACCAAGCGTTATCTTTCCGAAGATTATCTTTTCTGTCAGATGTCCCGCAAGGCTGGTCTCAAGGTCTGGCTATGCCCATGGATTCAGCTCCAGCATGTTGGTTCGTATATCTTCGGTGGATCTCTGGCTGACCTAGCTTCGATTGGTGCCTCGGCAACCGTCGACCCAGCAAAGCTCGGAAAACGAACTTAATAGTATACAATAATTGATTGTGTAGTATAATAAAGCATTAAACATTTTGGAGACCACAGTATGAAATTAAGTGATAAGACTATTCAAGTTCTAAAGAATTTTTCTACTATCAATCAGTCGATTCTAGTTCGTCCGGGTAATTCTATCCGGACGATGTCGGCTCTTAGAAATATCTTCGCTCTCGCTGAGGTAGAAGAAACTTTTGATACCGAATTTGCTATCTACGATCTTCCGCGATTCTTAGGTACAATTTCAGTTTTCACCAACCCAGAATTTGATTTCAAAGAGAAGTATGTAACTATTGCTTCTGGCAAGCAGCGTGTAAATTATACATATGCAGACCCAAGCATGATTGATACTCCTCCGAATAAGGATATTAAGTTCCCTGATACCGACATCAACTTTACTCTGTCTCATGAACAACTCTCTGCAGTTATGAAAGCCGGATCAGTTCTACAGATGCCAGATGTTGCTATTACCGGAGCAGATGGTTTGATTACGATCAAGGCTATTGATTCCAAGAATTCTACCGCAGACGTCTTCAGTCTTGATATTTGTGAGACGACATCTGAATTCAACGTAGTCATTAAGCCAGAGCGTCTTAAGTTCATTCCCGGCGACTACGAGGTGAGTCTGACTGATTCTGGTATTTCTCGCTTTAAATGTGGAAATATTACGTATTGGGTGGCCACAGAAGCATAAAAGTTCCCTAAATAGGTTTACATTAAATGGAACTGGTATATAATATCTTTACTAACTTAATCTGGATGTAGCTCAGCTTGGTAGAGCATCTGCTTTGGGAGCAGAGGGTCATCGGTTCAATCCCGGTCATCCAGACCAAACTTTTTTGTTATGGAGATAAATTATGAATTATATGCTTGAAATTACTACCTGGGAAAACGACGGAGACTGCTATAATATGAAGTCTCTTAAGAATCTGAGTAGGGATCACGTTGAGTTCTATATTCGGATTGCTAAGATGTTCTATAGTGCTCATAATTACCGGAATGGACCTAACGGATTTGGTAGTACTGATGTCACCGAGATGGACGAAGCCGTTACCGAGGCCATTGATAAGGTCATTCTAGAGTTTCTTGCTGCTGGTAAGAGTGTTCCGGAATATTGGCACACTCCGCCCGAAGAACGAGACGAATATTTTAACTATGAAGACTTTCTCTGGGATATGGGCCTCGGATGTGGATATGAAAGTGACTACAGGCGAGTGTTTGAAAAGTTTAAAGTCTATGAAGTTCCTCAAGAACCGAAAGATGTAACTTCAGAATTTGTTGATTGACATTAAATGAATATGATATATAATTACTTTATCAATTAGATCTTTGACATTGCTAGAATTAGAACTGCTCAGGAGTAATTAACCAGAGTGCTGGTGGGTAACTGTTGTTATTCGCGATCAGCAAGTGCTGTTAGATTGTCCGCCCCGCGCGCTTGGAGACCAAGGTGGCCGATCTAATAAGCACCAGACTTGTGGCCCAGAGATGCTATCTCTGGTGTCCACTGCTCAAGTAGGCTTTAAGCCAAAAGAGAGCCGGTAGGGTAGTCCCCGTGACCGGCCAGATTTTATGCCCACGTAGCTCAGTGGATTCAGAGCAGCCGGTTTCTACCCGGCGGGTCGGGAGTTCGAATCTCTCCGTGGGTGCCAAAATACGGACTTGTAGCTCAATTGGTAGAGCATCGGATTGTCTATCTGACGGTTGTGGATTCGAGTTCCATCAAGTTCGCCATTTATATGAAGGAGAATATATTATGAGTAATACTTCAAATACAACCTCTGGCACTCCGGCTATCGGATTCTTGCCAGCTCTTGCTATCTTGTTTATCGCTCTGAAGTTGACAAATTTGATCACCTGGTCATGGTGGTGGGTTCTTTCACCTCTGTGGATCCCTTTTGCGATTGTTCTTGTAGTGGGTATTATTTGGTTCTTCTTTGTTGTGTATAAAAGTACTAAGTAACTATCGTGCTTCTGTAGCTCAATTGGTAGAGCATACCACTGATAATGGTAAGACACTGGATCGTAACCAGTCGGAAGTACCATAAATAACAAATGCCCTTAAAGCATTAATAGTGATGCACCGGCTTTGTAACCCGGAGAACCCTGGGCGGTACGGGGTAAGGGCACCAGAAATTGTTCTGTCTTGGGGGAATTGGTAGACCCAGCGCACTGTTAATGCGCCGCGAAAGCGTTTCGGTTCGAGGCCGAAAGACAGAGCCATTTTATCTTATTAGATGATTATATTAGACGGACGCCTCGAGCGAGTAGGTGGTTCGGTCTATTTGACGATAGGCGAAAGTATGTGCGTCAACACATCCGATATTTAATATAATCATCTAATAAGATTATGGGGATTTGATGATAATGGTAGCATTCCTGATTTGCATTCAGGCTGTAGGGGTTCGATTCCCCTATTCTCCACCACTGGGCTCCTAAGGGGGAACGTAGAGTCGCTCTCTACTAGATTAGTAGTTTATCGAATTTGACTACCACACGGCGTGCAAAGCCCGTACAGTATATTCTTGGTATTGGTGTTACGTTGTATAACATATAATATGTTATACTGAATTGTACACTAATCATAAGTATGGATACCTGAAGTCTTCAGGACTTTGGAGGGGTTCGACTCCCGTTTATGAGACGTAACACTAATACCAAGAATATATGCCGCTAAAGCTAATCTGGTGAAAGCGTCGGTCTGAAAAGCCGAAGAGTTTGGATCGAAACCAAGTAGCGGCACCATAATAATGCCCATATGGCGGAATTGGTAGACGCGCTGCACTTAGAATGCAGTCTCAAAAGGGTGGGGGTTCGAGTCCCCCTATGGGCACCAAAGATAACGCCGAGATCGCCTGAGTGGACGGGCATCCGACTGTAAATCGGACATCTTAGGATACGGTAGGTTCGAACCCTACTCTCGGCACCAACTCATGCACCCGTGGACTAGTGGCTAAGTCACCACACTTTCACTGTGGAGAAGCCGGGTCGGAACCGGTCGGGTGTTCCATTAATATCTAAGGAGAGCATATGTGGGTTGATACAAGTATAGAACCTGAATTGCGTGGTTATTACTTTGCCGGGTACATAAATCCAGAAGATAACGAAGTATACTACAAAAGTATTGCGTATTCAGTAGAGAGAAATCGTTGGTGCGATTGGCGATATCTAGATCGTAGTTTAGTCGTTTTACGTTATGTACCAGCTACCCACTACCCGTTTTACGGTGAAAGCGTGGTGCGGGCACAGCCGATGTATAAAGGACTAATGTCACAATTAAGGAATTTGAATCTGTTATAACGGGCTGGTTACCATAGCGGTCGAATGGGGAGGGCTCTTAATCCTCTAGCGAAAGCTCATCGTGGGGTCGAATCCCACTCAGCCCTCCAATAAATAAACAATGCTGGTGTGGGGTTAATGGTAGCCCGCGGGGTTGTGGACCCTGAAGAATTGGATCGTAACCAATCACCAGTGCCATAAATAAAACAATGCTGCGTTAGTATAATGGGATTATTACAGACTTCCAATCTGACGACGCGGGTTCGATTCCCGCACGCAGCTCCAATAATTACGGAAGAGTGGCCGAGTGGTTGATGGCCCTAGTCTTGAAAACTAGTGAGGGTGAAAGTCCTCCGTGGGTTCGAATCCCACCTCTTCCTCACTTCTACGGAGAGTTGGCTGAGAGGACGAAAGCACCGGTTTGCTAAACCGTTGTACTTAGAAATGAGTACCGAGGGTTCGAATCCCTCACTCTCCGCCATCGCTATATATATTATGTAACGCGGGCTCTGGACAGGGAAGTTATGTGATGGTCTGCAAAACCATTTAGGCGAGGGCAGTACTCGCAGAGCCTTCCATTTTTGATTTAACTCTGTAAAATTCGGGAAATTTAGGATTATCCACGCGATATCGCAGTTTTATCCCGGGATACGCCTTTTCAGCTTCTTTCATAGATGGATAAAATATACCTTCACAAAAAACGGGAACTCTATTAGCTATTAACGGTTTTCTGTGACCAGGTTTTCCTAACATCCCATATGTTGCATATGAATCTCTAGCTTTAGACTCATGATACTTTTTCATAGATTCTTTGAAATTGGGACTAGATGAAGTATCGCCTCCATCACCACCAGTAGTCATGTTGTATTCTGGTTTAATTTTTTCAATCCAGTATTCTTCATTGTTACTTTCTTCTAATACTTCTAATATAAATGCTTCTTTTCCATATTTTCTTATAGCTTTATGAAAATATGTTTTAGAGCCAGAATTTGAACAATATACATGTTTCTGAAATCTTTTTTCTACTGAAAATTTAGTTTTTCCAACATACTGTTTACTATTAATGGTGTTGGTGATACAATAAATAATCATAGCTGGTTCTCCTTTGTTGAGCTAGTGTAGATGGGTTTCAGCCACGTTACCGCGATCTACATCATTATTTATAATAGAGAGAGTGAAAATGACAAACAATAAAGAAGATTTTTTGTGGACTGAAAAGTATCGACCAAAGGTTATTGATGATACTATCTTAACCGATGAACTAAAGACTACATTCAAGCAATTTGTAGCACAGAAAAACATTCCAAATCTTATTTTATCTGGATCTGCTGGAGTTGGTAAAACCACCTCAGCTAAAGCTATGTTAGAAGAGCTTGGGTGTGACTACATCGTTATCAACGGTTCTATGAATGGCAATATCGATACGCTTCGTAATGAGATTCAGCAATTTGCTTCTTCAGTTTCTTTTACTGGTGGCAGAAAGTATGTTATTCTCGACGAGGCAGATTATCTAAACGCTAACAGTACACAGCCTGCTCTGAGAAACTTCATGGAAGAATTCTCTAAAAATTGCGGCTTCATTCTGACTTGCAACTTCATCAATAAGATTATCGAGCCTCTTCGCTCTAGATGTTCTGTTATCGACTTCAAGATCAAGAAGTCTGATACGCCGAAGTTAGCTATGCAGTTTCTCAAGAGAGTCTCTTTTATTCTAACTGCCGAAAAGGTTGAATATGATAAGGATGCTGTAGCTGAAGTTATCATCAAGTATTTCCCAGATTGGCGACGAGTTCTAAATGAGCTTCAGCGGTATTCCGCAACCGGTAAGATCGATAGCGGTATTCTGACTAACATCTCAGATAGTTCATTCAAAGTTCTAATCGGCTATCTCAAGGAAAAGAATTTTGCTGCTACTCGAAAGTGGGTTGCCGAATCTACAACTACCGATAACACGGAATTATTCCGCAAGTTTTATGATGTAGCATCTGATGTTATGGAGCCAGCTTCTATTCCGCAGTTGGTTATTCATCTATCTCTCTATCAGTATCGTGCGGCATTTGCAGCTGATCCAGAAGTTAATCTTATGGCTTTCCTAACCGAAGTGATGTTCGACTGTCAATTCCGCTAGTTTAACAAACTTCTAATAGCATTGGGTGTAACATTATACTTTTCAGCATATAGTTGACAAAATGCGCCCTTATAAGTTAGTTGTTTCCCATGCGGTGTGTGTGGAATTTCAATATGAATATTCATATATGCATCGGTAATTTCTCGCTGAATTTCTGCAGTTAATTTTCGAGACCCATGATATTTGCCTTTTCTCTTATTACTCATAGCTAACTTAGATGTATCACTGTGAAATTTGCCAAACATAGAATTATTTTTACCAGCAACTTTTCCAGTTTTGCTTAGAGATAATTTAGCTTTATGATCAGATGAAAAGTATCTTCCTTCCGCCCAACCATCTTTGGTATATTCACTAAGACAAACTTTATCAACAAATTTAGAAATAAAACCATTATTCACCCAAACACGATTCCGAGTATCAAATAATGCATTATCTGATTTGTTGATAAAATCATCACGAGCAGAAACGTTTAATCTCTTTAATACTCGTTCTTCCCATTTTCTTGCTTTATTAACCGATGAAAATACCTTACGCACTTCATAAATAAATGATTCTTTTCCATGTTCATGAATTAATTGCTTTATGTAAGCGGATGAAGTATAGTAAGTTTTCCATAAGTCGTCTGGGTTACAGTCTTTAGAATATCTCACACCATAATAAAATTGATTAGTTGGCACACATTTAATTAAATAAGTATAAGGAATATTCATGTTAATTTCTCCGTTCAATTTATTTATAAGAAATGATTTTTTCATGTTTGATTGTAACTTCAAATGAGTCCCTTTGACTTTATCAATGCGATAAGTCATACTAAAGTTGATCTCATTCGCACCGCCGATGATCCTGCTTCTGCCGAAAAATCATACAACTCATTCATTGTCAATCGTGGCTTAGCATACTATCCAGATACTGTTCTGTATGCTAATGAGATGAATATCTGTAATAACATTGACTCAAAACTAAAAAACGATTATCTAATAAATATCATTAGACCCAAGAAGAGATTCTCTAAATGGGCTAAACGAGTTTCAGTGGATGATCTAGAACTAATCAAGTCATATTATGGATATACCGATAATGTAGCTTCTCAGGTTCTTTCTATTTTGTCTGCTGATCAATTAAAGATTATTAGACAAAAACAAGAACAAGGTGGCGTAAAATGAGTAATTTGATTGATGCATTAGTAGAGATTGAACTCCCAGATTCCGAAGCGTTCCTGAAGGTGAAAGAGACACTCACCCGAATTGGTGTAGCTTCCAGAAAAGACAATACTTTGTATCAGTCTTGCCATATCCTGCATAAGCAAGGTAAGTATTATATCACGCACTTCAAGGAATTATTTGCTCTGGACGGTAAGCCAACAGATTTTTCTGAGAACGATGTTTCTAGAAGAAATACTATCGCCAACTTGTTAGACGAGTGGGGTCTGATTAGAGTCTTGAATCAAAAGAAGACTGCTGATCCTGTAGCTCCCATTAGTCAGATAAAAGTTATTGCTTTCAAAGATAAAGACAACTGGATTTTACAGAGCAAATATAATATTGGAAAATAAATGAAAATTGGATTTGTAGCTTCTACTTTTGATCTGCTTCATGCCGGGCACATCTTGATGCTCAAAGAAGCAGCTTCTATGTGTGATTATCTTATTGTTGGTCTACATGTAGATCCTTCAGTTGAAAGATCTTCTAAGAATAAACCTGTTCAGACTCTGTACGAGAGGTTTATTCAGTTGGAGGGGTGTAAATATGTAGATGATATTATTCCGTATTCTACTGAGGACGAGTTAGTTAATATATTGAAAACACAAAAAATAAACATTAGATTCTTGGGTTCTGACTACATTAACAGTAAATATACTGGCGAAGGATTAGTTAAAGAAGTGCATTTTCATAATAGAAATCATGATTATAGCTCTTCAGCTCTTCGACGTAAATTAACTCTACTCAGTTATATAGGAATCTCAAATGCTACAACTAATACTGACACTATTCAATCTCAAGCATATCTTTAAGATTAAGACCGACCCAACTGATATCGTAAAAGTAATCGATAAAGTTGAAGAAGTTATTCACGAACAACTCGAACCGGTTGTTCAACCCGAAGCAAAGCCTAAGGCTAAGCGTGGAAGAAAACCTAAACCTAAACCAGAATAAATGGAGAAATGATTATGTCTAGCGAGAATATGTCTCTATACTTTACGTATGGAGCACTAATTGCACTTGCTCTACTTCAAGTCATTGTAGTAGCAAGCGTTGTTTAAGAAAAAGGAGCAGAAATGCTCCTTTTTCTATGTACATTAATCAATATTGGTGTACAATATACTATGAATTAAGAATGGAGGGTGAATGAAATACTACACAAGTTTCTTTATTAATAGAGGACAGATTCATCTTCGCGGCCGTGAGAATGGCAAGAGGTTTTCTCGTAAAATCAAATGCAAGCCGTATCTTTTTGTCCCATCTAATAAACCAGATTCAGAATACAAATCTATTCATGGCAAATCTCTCGAACGTATGGATTTCGAGAGTGTGTATGATGCTAGAGAATTCAAGAAGAAATACAAAGACGTGTCCGGCTTCGAAATCTATGGGTTAGATAAGCACGAGTATGCTTACATCAACGATGCATTTCCAGGTGAATTAGAATTTGATACTAGTGAATTGAACATCGGTAAGATTGATATCGAAACTGATAATTCTCTAGATCCAAAAGCTGCTGATAAAGAAGTCACAGCGATCACCGTAATCAAAAACGATTTGATCATCACTCTTGGGTGTAAAGAATATAACGCGCCCGATGGCGTCATCTACATCAAGTGTAAAGATGAAACTCACCTGCTTCGCACATTTCTAGATGTCTGGGCTCAACTTGATCTAGATGTTATCAGTGGTTGGAATGTTCGCTTATACGATATTCCGTATCTATACAATAGAATTCTAAGAGTTCTCGGTGAAGAGTATGCAAACCAGCTCTCGCCTTGGGACGTGGTCCGAGAATCAGAACTAGAAATCAATAACAAAATCAATTATGTTTATGAGTTGATGGGTATTGCTACTCTTGACTATCTGGATCTATACAAGAAGTTCACGTATGTTACTCGCGAGTCTTATAAGTTAGATCATATCGCGTATGTCGAACTCGGTAAGAAGAAGTTAGATTATTCAGAATTTTCTAGCTTACCCGAGTTGTATAAGCACGATTATCAGAAATATATTGACTACAACATTCAAGACACAGTTCTGATTTCAGAGTTAGATGAAAAGCTAAATCTAATTGAACTAGCTATCGCTATGGCATATAGTGCCAAGATCAACTTCTCTGATGTGTATTCACCAATCGCGACCTGGGACGTCATCATTCATAATGAGCTGATGGCTAACAAGATTGCGGTGTCTCCTCAGAAACAATCAAAAAAGATGACGTTCGAGGGCGCATATGTGAAGCCTCCGCTCATCGGCAAACATGACTGGGTTGTGTCATTTGACGCCGAAGCTCTGTATCCCTCTACCATTGTTCAATATAATATTTCACCTGAAACATACAGAGGAAAGCTCGGTAAGGTATATCCTATCTCTGAGCTGCTAACCGGTGATCTGAATTTATCCAACACGCCTCAACAGTTGACTGATAATAATCTATCGTATACAGCTAATTCTTGTGTCTGGGATAAAGACTTCGAGGGATTATTCCCGCGACTCATCAAGCGTTTTCGAGCTGTACGTAAAAAGTTCAAGGGCATGATGCTTGATGCCAAGCGTGAGTACGAAACTAATCCGTCGGTGTCAGTAAAAAATGCTATCTCTAGATATGATAATCTTCAGATGGCTCGAAAGCTTCTACTGAATAGCTTGTATGGAGCTCTAGGTAATGCATATTTCAGGTGGTACGATCTAGCTTTTGCCGAGGCTATCACTCTGACTGGTCAGCTTGTAATCAAGTGGGTAGAGAAAGATGTTAATGCATATCTGAATGGTGAGTTTAAGACTGTCGGCGAAGACTATGTTATCGCAATGGACACCGATAGCTTATATCTCGACCTGGGTAAGTTGAAGCCAACTGGATCTATCACAGAAGTTATCGACTTTGTGAATGAATATTCCGAGACTCATATTGTACCAAAGATCGATGAAAGCTTAAATGCTCTCTATCAATATACACATGGGCATACTCCATTCTTGACTATGAAGCGTGAAGCTATTGCTTCTACTGGAATCTTCGTAGCAAAGAAGCGATATATGCTTAACGTGTATGATAACGAAGGTGTTCGTTATTCCGAACCGAGTCTTAAAATCATGGGCGTCGAGGCTGTTAAGTCATCAACTCCTGAAGTCTGTCGCGAAAAGCTGAAGCAAGCTATCACAATTCTTATGAATGGTTCTGAATCAGATGTCATCAAGTTCATCGATGATTTCAGAAAGCAATTCAATAAGCTACCAGTTGAAGATATTTCTTTCCCAAGATCTTGCAACGGCATGGATACCTATGCTAATTCTACTACGATCTTTGGTTCTAAAACTCCCATTCAAGTCAGAGGTGGTTTAGTTTACAATCATTATCTAAAGCAGCTCGGCTTAGATAAAAAGTATGAGATTATCAACAACGGCGACAAAGTCAAGTACTGTTACTTAAAGTTACCGAATCCTGTCCGACAGAACGTCATCAGCTATGTAAATAGATTGCCTGAAGAACTAAACCTAGAAAAGTACATTGATTATAATACTCAATTTGAAAAAGCATTCCTTGATCCACTAAGCGGTATCTTGAGTGCCATTGGGTACAAATCAGAAAAAACTACTGATCTGAGTTCATTCTTCTAGCAGTTGCCATACATTGCATACATTTAACACACGGAGAAATACAAATGAGTTTAATGGAAAAATTAAAGAAGAACTCTACTATCGAGGACACCGACATCCTCTCGAAATCAGAGATCTTTAACGTTAAAGACCAAATCCCAACAGCAGTTCCAATGATTAACGTAGCTCTATCTGGAGACTTAGATGGAGGATTGAGTTCTGGTCTAACTCTATGGTGCGGTCCGTCTAAGCACTTCAAGTCAGCTTTCTCGCTGCTTATGGCTAAGGCTTACATGGATAAGTATCCTGAATCTATTCTACTATTCTATGATTCTGAATTTGGTACACCACGAGCATACTTCGAATCTTTTGAAATTGATATGACTCGAGTTCTACATACGCCGATCACTGATATTGAAAAGCTTAAGTTTGATATTATGAAGCAACTCGATGGCATTACTCGTAAGGATAAAGTCATCATTGTCATCGATTCGGTAGGAAATCTGGCTTCTAAGAAAGAAGTCGATGATGCCATGAATCAAAATCAAGCAGCAGATATGACCAGAGCTAAGCAGCTTAAGTCTCTGTTCAGAATGATCACTCCGCATCTGACTCTTAAAGATATTCCGATGATCGTGGTCAATCATATCTATATGACTCAGGAAATGTATAGTAAGCCAGTTGTTTCTGGCGGTACTGGAATTTATCTGAGCTCTGATAATATCTTCATCATCGGGCGTCAACAAGAGAAGGAAGGTAAGGATGTTGTGGGCTATCACTTCATTATCAATGTTGAGAAGTCACGACACACTAAAGAGAAATCTAAGATTCCTGTTTCAGTTATGCACGACGGCGGTATCTCCAAGTGGTCGGGTCTACTTGAAGTAGCACTGGAAGGTAAGTTTGTTGTTAAGCCGAATATTGGTTGGTATCAAAAGATTGATCCAGAAACTGGAGAAATCCTAGAACAGAAGTATCGAGAAAAGGCAACTAACACTCGCGAATTCTGGGAACCACTTCTAGCAAGTGAAAACTTCAAGAAGTATATTCGTAATAAGTTCCAGGTTTCGCATGGCGCAATCATGGAATCGGAAGTAGATGAATTAGAGAATATTGGAGACGACGACTAATGATTGAAGATCACATTCTAGCTCATATTCTGGAAACTGAAACTTATGCTAGAAAAATTATTCCATTTGTTAAAGAAGAATACTTCGTTGATGCTAAGCATCGGTTAATTTATGGAATGGTTAAAGCCTACCTTGAGGAATACAACTCTGTTCCAACCAAGGAGGCTTTAACCATCGATCTCAACAATGTTCGTGGTCTATCGGCAGATCTGTTTTCAGAGACGGTTCAAACTATTTCCGAGCTGAAAGCAGATCCACTGACTGATAAAAATTGGTTGATAGATCAGACCGAGAAGTATTGTAAAGAGCGAGCAATCTATATCGCTATCATGAATTCTATCAACATCATCGACGGTAAAGATAAGAATCAAAGCACTGGAGCTATCCCAACTCTGTTGTCAGAAGCTCTAGCTGTTTCCTTTGATACTTCTGTCGGCCACGATTTTCTGAATGACTCTGACTCTAGATTTGATTTCTATCATCACCGCGAGCAACGAATTCCGTTTGACTTAGAGATATTCAATAAGATTACCGAAGGTGGCTTAACTAGAAAATCTCTTAATATCATTCTAGCTGCTACTGGTGTTGGTAAGTCTCTATTCATGTGTCACGCTGCTGCAGCTAATCTTACTGCTGGTCACAATGTTCTGTACATCACACTTGAAATGGCCGAGGAAAAGATTGCTGAACGCATCGATGCAAATCTTCTGAATGTTACTGTCGATGAGCTTAAAAACCTGACAAAGGAAGCATATGACAAAAAGATGGATCGTCTCAAGTCTAAGTGCAAGGGTAACATCATCGTCAAGGAATATCCGACTTCAGCTGCTGGTAGTTCTCATTTCCGTCATCTACTTCAGGAATTGAAGCTGAAGCGTAAGTTCATTCCAGACATCATCTATATCGACTACCTAAATATTTGTGCATCGTCTAGAGTCAAGATGGGCAATTCAGTCAATAGCTATACCTACATCAAAGCTATTGCCGAAGAGTTGCGTGGCTTAGCAGTAGAATTTAATGTTCCGATTGTTTCGGCTACTCAGACAAACCGTGATGGCTATAATAACTCCGATGTCGATCTGGCTAATACTGCTGAATCATTCGGCCTTCCTGCTACAGCTGACGTGATGTTTGCTCTGATTTCGACTGAAGAGTTAGAAAATCTAAATCAACTTCTAGTAAAGCAGCTGAAAAATCGGCACGGTGCGATTACTGGAAAATACGGATCATTCGTAATCGGTATGGATAGATCTAAGATGCGATTATACGATGCAGAACCTTCGGCTCAGTCTTCATTTGCTAATGATGCTCCAGTTATGGATAGTAGTAGATTTAATGATGATTCTTCTCCATTTGAACTTAAAAGAAAAGGTAGTAGATTTTAATGAATTATACATGTGATACAGAATTTAATGGCTTTGGTGGTGGACTTATTTCTTTAGCTCTTTACCGCGAGGATGGAGAAAGTTTATATTTAATCTACGATCTAAAAGAAAAGTTAGATCCATGGGTTGCGGAAAATGTGATTCCTCTGCTCAATAAAGATCTTCCGGAAAATACTGGAAAGCGACATCTGGTAGATGAATGGAATGTCGGAGCAGATCTTATCGCAGACTTTCTGAAGGATGACCCAGAGCCGTATATCGTGGTAGACTGGCCAGATGATACAAAGTATTTCTGTCAGGCTATCATGAAAGGTCCCGGCTTCATGGCAAACGTTAAGCGTGTAACCTTTGACATCGTAAGAGTAAATGCATATCCAAATGATAATGCTAAAGCTGTTCGACACAATGCTTGGTGGGATGCTAAAGTTTTATTTGACAAACTGAATTTACAATAATGTAAGATGTGGTATAATAAGAGATATATCATAGGAGAAATTATGAATATCTTTGTGCTCGATTCTGACCCAGCTATTGCCGCTCGAATGCATTGCGATAAGCATGTAGTCAAAATGATTCTTGAGTTAGCTCAGCTTCTTTCCTCGGCTCATCATATGCTCGACGAAAATCCTCTGTCTGACATCTATAAGTTGACTCACAAAAATCATCCTTGTGCAATCTGGGTCAGAACTACATCTGCTAATTATATCTGGGCTCACAATATGTTCTTAGAACTATGTCGTGAGTACACTCGTCGGTATGACAAAGTTCATCTTACCGAAACCAAAATGCAGCATCTATGCATTCTTCCTGAAAATATTCCAGCTGGCCCTTTGACTGAGCACCCTAAATGTATGCCAGACGAATACAAGTGCGAGAATCCAGTTCAAGCTTATCAGCAGTATTATCTTGGCGCTAAGTCTGATATTGCTAAGTGGAAGCATAACAATCAGCCAAGTTGGTGGATTCTATAAATAAATGGAATTTATAAACAATTAGTCTGGAGATTAACTATGGCAATGAAATCATTTAAGAGATTTCTAGAAGAATATTCTGACTTGATGGACGGTATTATTCTGAGTGAAAAGGCTAAAGATGACGCCTCTAAGCCAGGTGGCGCGTCTAACAACACCAAAGGTGTTCTTCATGAATTGTTAGTTGGTAGACACTTGAATGGTGGAAAGCATATGGAAGCTCACCATTCATATAGTGGAGAATCTCCCGAACAAGTTCATGATAAGCTAAGATCTCAGATTCATCCAGCTGACTATGACAAAATCAATAAGAATGCTCAGTCTGCGGCAGAAGATATTAGAAAACAAGTTGAACGCAATGGACACAAAGTTGCACACGTAAAGTGGACTTCTAAGCCCGGTGATACCGAAAAGGTAACTGGGCACAAAGCTTCTCAAAAAGAAGATGCATCAGACATTTATGTTAGCACCAGAAATCATCCTGGTGCGCCGCTGCATCACCATGGAGTCAGTCTAAAAGTATCTGACAACTCTAGTAAAAATGTTCCTTCTTCAAATCTCGGTTCAAAGTTTACAGGATCGAAATCAAAGGAACTAATAAATTCACACCGAAAAGCTTTGATTGCTGCTCATCCTGCAATCGGAAAAATCCGCAATCCAAAAGAAAGAAAACAATATCTCAAGGACAATGACTCTGTCCGCGAAGATGTTAAGAGACGAAATAAAGAGCTTCTCAAGAAAACATCTGAATCACATGCAGACGAACTGCAACACCATCTTGATACCGGAAATCATGCGCATGTAATGAATCATCTTAGAACTGTTCTTGCTGCGAATTCATCTCCTGCTCAACGTGATGGTGGTCATGGTTATATCAAGCACACAACATATCAGACTAAAGCTGGAACTCAACATCATACAATCGACCCGGGTTCGCACTACGAAAATTACTTAAATGATCATAGAAAAATTTCAGTAAAAGCAAGTGGCGGCAGCGTTCATTTTTATCATGACGGCAAAAAGATTGCGTCTCAGAGTCATAAGTTCAGCTCGCAGTCTGATCCGTTGAGTTCACTATCTAGTTCAGGGAAAGCTACAGTATAATGAATAACAGTCTAGTAGCTAAAATCAAAAACATGCTTGAATTCTCTAAGAGAAACAGCAAGACTATGACTGGAGAGCCAGCAGACGATATTATCGTTCATCCCGGTGGTGGCACAACTTCTGTCAAGGAAGCAGCTAAGTATAATATCCCAAACGATAGATCTGATCTTGTTGGAGATGCAGATGTTGATATTGGCTTAGATAAAGATCTAGAGAAATCTGATACTAAGAAGCAACTAAAGCGTCGTAAAGCCATGAAGCTTATCAAAGCTATGGAAGGTGTAGATGACACCAGCTCAGACATTAGCTCTCCAACTGGTGGTCCACCGTCTCCATCAGTAGAAGCTATTCCTTCTACTAAAATCATGAAACCCAAGAAATCAAAGCCTCTTACTACAGAAGATTCAGACCCATGCTGGAAAGACTATAAGCAAGTTGGAATGAAAAAGAAGAATGGTAAAAAGGTTCCTAATTGTGTGCCCGAAGAAAGATCAGCTCATAGAATCAAATACAATGACATGACTAAACAATGGCATCATTCATTCAATGGTGGCTTTACCTGGAAGCCAGTAACAGCCGAACAGGCTAAGTCAGTTAATGGAGCTAAATTCGCTGACATATCTGCTAGATTCAAATTAGATAAATAGTATATAATACTAGGAGATAGTTATGAGTACAAGCGACAACACTACACATGGATCAGCAAATTTAGACTTAGTTAAGAATCGATATATCTCAGCTGAAACAGCTATTAGAGATATCATGAATCAAAACCGAAATCTAAGAAAAGAACACGACAAAGCTAGATTTGATTCTAGATCTGGCAATGCCGAATAATTCAGTAATCAGTAAAAAGATTGAGCTTTCAGATTCGTCTGGAAATTCAACAAAGCAGCTTAAGAGTGGTGAAGGCTTCAACCTTAAGATTGAATCTACCTCAATATTTGTGATAAAAGATAAAGAGTTCTCTAACTATAAATATAACAATAAACAAGGAGACTAAACCATGTCACTATGGGGTAAATTAGATCGAGCAAACAATGCTCCAAAGTTCACACCACTTGCTGGCTCAAATGCCACAGGTAACGTTATGTTCGGCAATGCTACACCGGGAGCCTTCTCTGGCTTCTCGAATGGTGTTGTTGGTCTATTCGGTGTTGACCAAACAGAAGCCGGCGTAAAAGGCCGCGGCGTAACTCCTGGTTGGGTTATCGTTAAGACCGGAGAAGGCCCAGTAACAGCAGTAGTTGCATCTGGAGGACTCAATGTTGCTAACGGCGAAACCGTTACACTTTCAAACGGTTCAGCAAACGGCGTCATGACTCTAACCTCTAACGCCACTGGAAATATCGGGTCAGTCACAATCAATGATGGCGGCGTATTCCCAACAAACACATCAGTAGTAGTTGGTTTCAACAGACAGCGTAGCTTAAGAACAATCACCGTAGCTGGTACAGCAACTGGTTATAGCAATACAGATACAATTCGTGTATCTAACGGTATCACTAATGCTACAGCTACTCTAGTTACTAACTCGACTGGTGGATTCGTTACAGCTAACGTGACGATTAATAATATCGGTCTGTTCAGCAACACTACAGCTAACAACCAACTAGTAATCTCGGTTCTAGCTAACACGGGTGCTAACTCAGCTGGTTCGGGTGCAACCTTTACTGCTAACATCGCTCCTTCTACATCTGGATCGATCACAATTAGCACTCTTGGTGGTAGAGCTGGTCGAGTTCAATACGAAAATATCGCGGTCATTCGCAGCATGACAAATGCTGGTGCTGACGCCGAAGATACGCAGTTCCCTGACAGCTAATAGTAAAGAGTAGATTATGGCAAATACTGATATCAAACTTTCAGAGTTAGCAACAACAGCTACAGTAGCTAACTCTGACATTTTTGTGGTGGTTAGGAGTCCTAACAGTTCTCCTACCACTAACACATTAACTCTAAATGTACTTAGATCCAATTTTCTTGTTGCAGATACTCCAGCGGATTCTAATGCTTTAACTATATCTAGTGGCGTTTTACTATATGATTCAGATTATCTATATGTAGCGACCGCCAACAATGTAGTTAAGCGAGTAGCACTGAGCTCGTTCTAATGCTAGAAAAGTTAGATGAAACTAACTTTGTTCTTTATTGTGCAAAGCATTATGATAACCCACAGTGCTTTGATACACAAGAGTTTCTAGATGATCTGAGTAGAATAAAGTATATCAAGAGATTACTGAATAAGTATGTAGAAAGTGGCGAGTTAAAAGATAGATTAATTCTAAACCACATTATAGTCCTATGCAATGTATTCGGTCCGCACGTCGGCCGAATACTTTTTTTTAGAATGAAGGGCCTCGAGAGCCAGATAAAACCATTCTTAGAATCTCTGGGTTATATGCCCAAGGCCATAAATAACATAGGATTTATTCCGTACAACATCAACTCAGCTGATATAATTTCTGATCCAGCTATAGTAGAAGCACTGAAAAAACAATGAGCAACTCAATAGACGAAGCTACATATCAAGGTAAAAAAGTTCCGCTTAACAAACCGATGAAGGGTGACGTTAAGAAGTCAAAAGTGTTTGTAGATCAAGACGGGGACGGAAAAGCTACCAAGGTTAACTTTGGTGATAAGAAGCTGAGTATTAAGGACCACATTCCAGCTAGAAAGAAGTCATATTGTGCTAGATCGTCTGGCCAAGGTAATCTAAGAAACAAAGCTTCTGCTAACTACTGGTCTCGTAAAGCCTGGAACTGTGAAGATACTGGAGCTATGGGAACTTCAACCGCTGGAGTCTCTGGTGCAGGAGACAATCCAGATAAAACTGTTGTAAAGAAGTTGAGCTTTCCGATGTTACGTAGAAAGATGGCTCTAGTGAAGGGACTTAAAATATGAACTTTGGAATCATACCAACACCATACAAAATTCTAGCTGGAGTTCTAGCGGTGATTTTGCTTCTGGGTGGAACATATATTAAGGGTTCTATGGACGGATCTTTCAAGACAAAAGCAAAGTATGAATTACAAGCAGCAATAGATCAGGGCAAAATAAATGTGCTGAATACTAAATTAGCTGTAAACAATGACAAAATAGTAACAGAGTATGTAGATAAGTGGAATACTATAAAGGAGAAAGAATATGTCTATGTTGACACCGCTAAAAATGGTGTGCCTGGTCAGTTTGATGTGTCTAACGGCTGGGTGCACCTTCATGACGCCGCGGCAAAAGCTGATAATGCCGACCCCACCCTCGCTTCTGATGCAAACTCCTCAGGGATTAAAGACAATCAGGCCCTCGCCGTCGTCGTCTCCAACTACGCCCAGTGTACCCAATACATCAACCAACTAAGTTCGCTTCAGAATTGGATTTCAACTCAACAAAAAGAAGTTGAGGCGGCTAATAAGAAGTAGAATTATGTAACTCTAAGTTACAAGTTGTTGATTATATAAATATATGGTACGATATAATCACATTGGTTATAAATTAGTCGAAAGAAGCTAATAGCAAAAATAGGATTGTTTTGAATGACCACGACAATAGAAACTAGAGTAGCAGTGATAGAAAGAGAGCTATCTCAAATAACTGGATTATTTGATAGACTAGACACTACTATTGATAAGCTTTCAGATGTGTCAAATTCAATTAAGCAATTACTAGCTGTACATGAAACCAAACTGTCCCAACATGAACAGACGCATCGCGATGTATATGATGAACTCGAAAGAAGACGAGCAGATACAACCGCGCAGCACGCAGCTATTCAGGGGCAGATGACGACAATGCAACAGAATTTCAAAAAAGAAATCGAAGATGTCGAGAAGAAAATCACGACTCAGATAACAGAACTTAGTGATAAGCAAACTAAGATGTTTGAGGGAATCTCAACCAGAACTAAAGTAATCGAGAACTGGCGTTGGGTTATTATTGGAGCCGGTATGGTTCTATTCTATATTATTCAAACAACAAACGCGTTTGGACTACTTTTACCGCACTAAGTAGTGTACATTAATTAACAGTTGAGTTATAATAGCTATATAATTGTAGTGGTGCTTGCTTATGACTCTTTACACAGATATCAAATATGCGAATCTAGTTTCATCTAGATTAGAGCTATATAAGGTGATTTCATCATCACCATTTAAAGCTGTAGCTCGATGCCCGCTATGCGGCGATAGTCAAAAAAATAAGTACAAAACTCGCGGATACTTTCTACAGTTCAAAGATCGAGTAATCTTCAAATGTCATAACTGTGGAGTGTCGACCAATGTCAAGACTATTCTTGAGAAAGTAGATCCAAACCTAGCCAGAGAATATTCAGTAGAAACATACCGTGAGAAATATTCTCTACCCGAGTTTGTGCATAAGCCAACTCCACATGTTCACGTTAAACCAGAGATTCTGAAATCTCTCAAGACTATCTCACAGCTGAACCACGAACATCCAGCTAAGAAATATGTCGTTAAGCGACAAATTCCAAATAAGTTTCATGCTAAACTATATTACTGTCCTAAGTTCAAGAGTTGGACCAATTCTCTGATTCCAGATAAGATCAAATCGTCATCTGATGAACCACGACTTATCATTCCTCTGATTGATTCTTTCGGTAGATTGTTTGGATATACTGGTAGAAGTTTTGATCCAGCATCAAAAACTAAGTATATCACTATCATTCTAGATCCGTCTAAGCCAAAGATATATGGGCTAGATTCGATTGACATGAGTAAACGTAACTATATCACTGAAGGTCCCATCGATTCGATGTTCTTACCTAATGCTATAGCTATGACCGGCTCAGATTTTGATCTAAGGCACACTAACTACAACACTGTTGTGGTATATGACAATGAACCTCGAAACAAAGAAATTGTCAACAAGATCCAGTCTGCTTTAACTGCTGGGTTGAAAGTGTGTATTTGGCCGGACACAATCCAACAAAAAGACATCAACGACATGGTTATGTCTGGAATGACTCCAGAGAAAGTATTAAATATCATCGACAGCAATACTGTGTCTGGTTTAACTGGTAACTTAAAATTGAATTCATGGAGAAAAGTATGAATGAATTAAACTTGTCAGCCCTCCCCGAGAATCTTCGCAAAACTCTTGTTGCTATTCTTGGACCAGTCGATGCTGAATTTTATGTAGAAGAAAAGCACTATATGGCAGAAAGTTATCCAGAGTTCTATCCTCTGATTACGTGGATGCTATGGAATGGATTTCGTTTTGGTGAAGAAGTAAGGATTAATATGTATGACTAATTATGAAGATATCGTGTTATTTGAGGCTAATGATTTTAGAGATAAAATGAGTTTAGTTATAAGCCGAGATCCCACTTGGGATGGTTCTATATATCTTAATTTGAAACTACGTCAATTCAGAAGTTTTAAGGGTAAGCTTGCCGTAGCTAAAGAATATCTTTTCAACAATGAAGAATGTATTTCTCAAGAGCTAATTTTAACTTATCCTGAGATTGTAGAACTTAGAGATAAGCTAAATGAGTTTCTAGAAGAACGAGCTACCAAAACAAGGAATAATAATGACAGAGATTAAATTAGTAGCAATGACTCAACCCGTTGGGTTAGACGGAGTCGAAACTGTAGAAGAATTTGTAGCTTGGGCTGCCAGAGTATCAAACCCAAATAACCAGAATAACTCTAAGACTGCAAAGAAGCTTATCAAGTATCTGCTTAATCATAAGCACTTTAGTCCATTTGAGATGGCATCAGTGAGTATGCAGATCAAGACTACTCGAGATATCGCCAGACAAATTCTGCGTCATAGATCTTTTGCTTTTCAGGAATACTCTCAGCGATATGCTGTGGCTGATGACTTCATCACCCGTGAAGCTAGACTTCAGGATCTTAAGAACCGTCAGAACTCTATTTCGTTAGATTTAGAGAATGACGAGGGAATGCGTCGTCTGAATGAAGAGTTCAGAATGAAGCAGATGAAGCTCCTGTCTGATACTCAGGAAGTGTATGATTGGGCTCTATCTAATAATATTGCTAAGGAGCAAGCACGAGCAGTTCTTCCCGAAGGACTCACTATGTCTACGCTTATCATGACTGGTAGTGTTCGTAGCTGGGTTCATTATATCGATGTTCGAGCTGGTGAAGATACGCAAAAAGAACATCGCGATATCGCCAAAGCTGCCAAGTCAATCCTCCTAAATAATTTCCCAAGCCTAGGAGATTACTGGAATGATTAATGTTACTAAACGTAATGGAAGAAAAGAACCACTAGATCTAAGTAAGTTTCATAAAGTAGTAGCTAGAGCATGTGAGGGATTGTCAGGAGTTTCTCCCTCTCAAATTGAAATCAATTCTCAAATTCAGTTTACTAACAATATCAAAGCTGCAGATATTCAAGAAACTCTCATTAAAGCAGCATCCGAACTTATTACTGAAGACGAACCAAACTATCAATACGTAGCAGGCCGTCTTATCAATTATAATCTTCGCAAAGAGGTATATGGAAAGTATACACCAGATCATTTGTATGAGCATTATTGCAAGATCAGAGATTTAGGTTATTATGATCAAGAGCTAGGTAGAGCTTATTCTAAGGAAGAGTTCGATGATCTGAATGAGTATATTGATCATGATAGAGATGAAATGCTTACCTATGTTGCTATGGAACAACTTAGAGGCAAATACTTAGTTAAAAGTAGAGCATCCGAACAATTTTATGAAACTCCTCAGATGGCGTTCATGCTTATTTCCATGACTCTTTTTCATAAAGAAACCTCTGATAGACTTAAGATTGTAAAGGAATTCTATGACGCGTTATCACAGTTTGATATATCTCTTCCAACCCCGATCATGGCAGGAGTTCGAACTCCTCAGCGCCAGTTTAGCTCATGTACTCTGATTGAAGTTGGTGATTCACTAAATTCAATTAATGCTGGAACTTCTGCTATCGTAAAATATGTGTCACAGAAAGCAGGTATTGGTATTGGTGCTGGTAGTCTACGAGCAATCAATTCTCCAGTTAGAAATGGTGACACTATCACAACCGGTGTTCTACCATATTTCAAACTATTTCAAGCTGCAGTTAAGTCTTGTTCTCAGGGGAGTGTTCGTTCTGGTTCTGCCACTCTACATTACCCGCTTTGGCACCTAGAAGTAGAAGATCTTCTTGTTCTGAAAAATAACAAGGGAACTGAGAATAATAGAATTCGACACATGGATTACTCTGTTCAACTGAACAAAGTAATGTATGAACGCCTTATCTCTGGTGGAAACATCACTTTATTCTCACCTCACGATGTTCCAGATCTGTATGATGCTTTCTTTGTTGATGTAGATAAGTTCAGAGAACTATACGAGAAGTATGAGCGTTCAACCAAAATCAGAAAAAAGACTGTTAAAGCTTCTGAGCTATTCGGGGCGTTCATTCAAGAGCGAGTAAGCACTGGCCGAATTTATCTGATGAATGTCGATCACTGCAATACTCATGGGGCGTTCCTTCCAGAAGTAGCTCCTATCAGAATGTCAAATCTCTGTCAGGAAGTTACTCTAACAACAAAGCCACTGGAAAGCTTAGAAGACGCAGATGGTGAGATTGCTCTCTGTACTCTTGCTGCTATCAACATGGGTAAGATTAAAAAGCCCAGTGATTTCAGAAAGCCAGCTCGTCTACTAACTAGAGCTCTAGATAATCTATTAGACTATCAGACTTATCCAGTAGTAGCAGCTATGCTTTCTACTATGTCTAGACGCCCACTTGGCATTGGTATCATCAACTTAGCATATTGGATGGCTAAGAATGATATGACGTACAGCAATCCAAATCTAGATCTTATTGATGAATATGCCGAGGCTTTTTCATACTATCTTATTGAAGCTTCAGTAGATCTAGCAAAAGAGCGTGGCGCTTGCCCGAAGTGGAATGAGACGAAGTATGGTCACGGCATTCTACCAATTGATACTTACAAGAAAGAAGTTGATGAACTGACTTCCAGAAAGCCAAGTTTAGATTGGGAGACTCTCAGAAGCAATGCTCTTGATTATCATATCAGACATTCAACTCTGATGGCGTTTATGCCAGCCGAAACATCAGCTCAGGTTTCAAACTCTACCAATGGTGTAGAACCACCCAGAGCTCTAGTTTCTATAAAAGGATCTAAAGAAGGTGTTCTGAGACAAGTTGTACCAGAAGTTCGTAAGTTAAAGAATAAGTATGAACTACTCTGGGATATTCCCAGCCCAGAAGGTTACCTGAAGATTATGGCAGTTTGGCAAAAGTGGATTGATCAATCTATCTCTACCAATACCTCATACCCGTCGGGCGAACTATCTGAGGAAGAATTGCTTAAGCATATCATTATGTGCTATAGATATGGAATCAAAACTCTGTATTATCATAACACAAACGATGGTGCTGGCGAAATCGAAGTTAAGGATTCTCCGATTGAAGAGGTTGCAGAAGCCGAAGAAGCTTGCGATAGTTGCACAATATGATAATTGTTGGAACTTCATTTATTATTATGGGAATCATCTGGTTAGCGATAGGAGACAACTAATTGTCAGTATTCAATACGAAAAATAAAGAGAGTCACCTAGAACGGAATATGTTCTTCGGTGAAAGTGTAGACGTTGCCAGATATGATATTGTAAAGTATCCGCAATTCGAAAAGCTCACAGACAAGCAGCTTTCATTTTTCTGGAGACCAGAAGAGATTGATCTTTCTAGAGACTCAAAGGACTTTCGTCTGCTGACTAATCCAGAGAAACATACTTTCACGTCAGTCTTAAAGCGACAAATCGTTCTTGACTCTGTTCAAGGCCGCGCGCCTTCATTGGCGTTTCTGCCAGTGTGTTCTCTTCCGGAGCTGGAGACGTTCATTCAAACGTGGGCGTTCTCGGAAACGATTCACTCTAGGTCTTATACTCACATTATCAGGAATGTTTATCCAAATCCGTCTATCGTGTTTGATGAAATTATGGATATTCCTGAAATCTTAGACTGTGCTATCGACATCAGCAAATATTATGATTCTTTGATAAACTGGAATACATGGAGCCAACGACCACCAGATGATACCGTCGGCGGTTGGAGTGTGTTCCATGAGTATGAACATAAGAAGAAATTATGGTTGTGTCTTAATGCCGTTAATGCACTAGAGGGTATCCGCTTCTACGCATCCTTTGCGGCAAGCTGGAACTTCGCAGAGCTAAAGAAGATGGAAGGTAATGCCAAGATCATCAAGTTGATTGCACGTGATGAAAATGTTCACTTGGCCGCTACTCAACAAATGATTAAACTTCTTCCGAAGGACGATCCAGACTTCGTTAGGATTGCAGAAGAAACGCAGCAAGAATGTGTTGAAATATTCGAATCTGTGTTCGAACAGGAATGCCGTTGGGCTGAGTATCTGTTCAAGGATGGTTCCATGATTGGTCTTAATGAAAAGCTACTCAAGGATTATCTCGAATGGATTGCTAATAAGCGAATGACTGCTATTGGTCTACCCACGAAATACAAGAATGGATCTAATCCTCTGCCGTGGACTCAAAAGTGGATTTCTGGTTCTGATGTTCAGGTAGCTCCACAAGAAGTAGAAATTACTTCATATCTTTCAGGTTCTATAAATAAAGACGTAAAAGATGACTCTTTTATCGGATGTCAATTATAGAACCATGAGAAAAATATATGAAAACACAAGACGGATGGTTATCATGTGATCATTGCGATTCAGAGTATAAAGTAGTAAGCGCTTTATCAAACGCCAATATCGTATCATATTGCCCCTTCTGCGGAAGCGAAAATGAAGACGAGCTTCTAGCATTTGATGAAGACTATGACCAATGACTTGGCTCTACAAGGGATCAGAATTTTCTGATCCTGAGTCATTTTATGGGTTTGTATACATTATAACTCACAAAGAATCTGGTAAAAAATATATCGGAAGAAAGTATTTTACTCTAGCTGGATACAAACAAGTAAACGGTAAGCGTAAAAAGATACGAAAGGATTCCGGTTGGCAAGATTACTGGGGGAGTTCTAAGACTCTTCTTGCTGAAGTAGAGGCTCAGGGGAAAGATAAGTTTACTCGAGAAATAGTTAGATTGTGTAAATCTAAGAGTGATTGCTCTTACCATGAGAGTAAGCTCATACTAGAGACTGATGCTCTACTTAAGGAAGACTATTACAATGAGTGGATCAGTGTTAGAATTAATAGTTCACATTTGAAGTCTATTAAATAAATATCTAGAAATTCCACCATTTTTTTCTAGATCTTCCCACCCAAAATAGAGCACTCCGTTGTACAACAGTTTCTTTTTGTGATCGTTTGACTTTTTGATGCCTCTCTTAGCTCTACTTACTGATTCTCTATACTCATCAGTTTTCATGTATGATTTATCAAAAGCTTTCATCCTTTCTCGGACTTCCGGAGAATGACGCTTACCTTTAATCTTTTCAGAATGATTAGCTTTCCATTTTTCGGTTTTGGGAAATGAGCCACCCTCTCCGCCTTCAGCTAAATTAAGTAAAATTCCACCGTCTAATTTTCTTCCATACCACCGAATATATCTTCTTTCTAGAGCACATGCTCCAACATTTGTAAGATTTTTTTCTAAAAACACAATTTTATCTAAATCTTTTGGAGTAGATATTCTCCCGTGATCTGTATATGCTCTTCTGCCTTTGCCTTTACCTATATAATATGGCGTATTATCAGATTTTCGCAAATATGCATAAACATAGTAATTAGTAGACATTTTGAATTTATCCTATGTGGAATGAGTGGATCAGCTGTAAGATAACTCGAATGCATCTCAAAGCGATCGAACTAAGCTCTGATAAGTAGCGATCAACACTGACGCACCCAAGAATAAGACCCATAGAGTTAGAAAAAAAGAAGCTAGAATAGCAAGAGTTAACATCATGACTGGAAACAGAATCATGAAGTCTAATGAATGTCTGCCTCGCCAGATCCTAAACAGTAATTTTTTCATACTTTTCGCTTTTTGTTGTATACATTAATGATATTTATGATATAATGAATATATAGTATACAAGGAGGCGCGCTATGGAACTTAAAGTTTTCGAATTACCTAATGATGAAAATCTATTGATTCTGGAAGAGAAGTTTTGTGAGCTGGTCAATAGGTATAGAAAGAACCCAACCGACTTAGATCCAGTAGAATTAGACTACATGGACTGGGCTAATAATGTTTTAATCGGGATTTAATGGATGACAGTAGAAGAAGAATATCAAAAGCAACTAGAGCAGTCTGAAGCTAAGCGCCGATTGCATGAATTGTTCAATCGATTTCCGCTGAATGTTCAGGGCCTGATTTTGAGTAAGTATAGTGGCATTTTCAACTACTATCATGAGGTTGATGAACAGACCATTCATAACATGTGCGATAATCTACAGGCTGCTCTAGACGTTGAAGACGCTAGACTATACGAGGTATATAAGGACCTGATTTGATATGAAACCTCTGATTCACGCTAAGATTAGTGTAAAGCGGCATGGTGGAACTGTAGAAGATTATCTACCCATTCACAATTTTATTGATCAGACTAAGTCTGCTATGCCCGATGTTCGGCACCGAGCTATCTTGCATTCTGCATTTGGATGTTATCTAGCCGAGCAAGTGTTTGGTGTGTATATCACTAATGCTCAGGGTAAGGACATCTCAGTTCGAGATATTGCGGAAGAACACATTCAAGATGACCTCGGAACAATTCCAACTCTAGAACGTTGGTTGAGGAATTTACCAATTGAACCTTGGATGTCTGGGGCTCATAAGCGAACTAAAACAGAAAACGTAGACTAGGAGAATATTATGACGATTAGAATTGAAGATTTACAGACCATCATGGACGATAAGCTTCGTGAGCTCGAAAAGTTTAGGTTAGAATACGCTGAGAAACTGAAGGTAGATTTCCAGAAGGTTACCGATAGTATGTTTACGGATACTGGAATTCAGGCTATCGCCTGGACTCAGTATACTCCGTACTTCAATGATGGTGATGAGTGTGTGTTTAGTGTAAATGAGCCTACGTTTATTCTGGGCAGGTTTGATCCTGATGAAGAAGTAGACTCGGTGTATGATTACGAGGATGATGAGAAGTACGAATTGTACGCTTATTTCAGTGACTGGACCCGAGAATCTTATAAAAAGCAAATCGAATCGGGTGATCCGTCCCTTTGGGTTCGGACTGCGTTTGATAATATGACTAAGCAAGATGAGAAGTATGGACATATTCATGCGCTCTACGAATCATTCTATCAGATCATCGAGACTCATTCAGATCTGATGAAGTATATCTATGGAGATCATGTTCAGATTGTTCTGTCTAAGAATAAGACAAAGGTTCTAGAATTTGATCATGATTAAGTGGTTCTATAAACTTTTCCCGTGGTTCGATAAGCGGGAAAAGTTTCCTCTTGATGAATCTATAGATTTACGGTATTGGACTCATATTGGGTATAGCACGTTCTATTATCATACGGAAAAGGGCAAGGATGATATTATTGCTAAATTCGCGGTACATCTCTTTGAGGGCAAAGATGATCCAAGCAAAAAGCGGTTATCAAAAATCCTTTTAACTCAAGGTTATCTTTCTAAATATGCTGCTCAGCCGGAATTACACAAGTATTATAGCGAATTCGTTTTGCCATGGTTAGCTGGATGTGTAGAAACTGAGAGCGTAGTGCGATACTATTCTCTCAATTACAACGCGCCTGAAGAGTCCGACAAAAAGCCAACGATTAGTTCTATTTCTGATAATGTAGTTACTGTAGATTTTGGAGAGAAGAAATGAATACCGATGAAATTTCTATGCAAGAATTCCGTAGTGATTGGCAATATCTGGTGGCAGTCCTTAAGGAACGAAGTGACAATGAACGACAATTATATGATGAAGAAGATGAGTTATGTCTAACAGATTCGTAATTTCTGATACACATTTTGGTCACACTAATAGTTGGGCTAAATTCAAGAGAGCAGACGGTACACCCCTACGAGCATTTGAATCTACTGAAGAAATGGATGAAACCATGGTTTCTAGGTGGAATGCTGTCGTTAATCAACGAGATACAGTATACCACTGCGGAGACGTAGTTATCAACCGAAAGAGTCTTCAGATTATTAAGCGGCTGAATGGTCGTAAGATTCTGATTCGCGGAAATCATGATATCTTTCGAGATGAAGATTATCGCGAAGTGGGGTTCGAACAGATTCATGGAGTGAGAGTCTTTACTGACCAGTTTATTCTATCTCATATTCCTTTACATCCCGATAGTGTAAGCGAAAGGTTTAGAGTAAATGTTCATGGGCATCTACATTCTCATGAAGTTATGCTGAATGAAGAAATTGATCCTCGGTATATTTGTGTATCAGTAGAACATACTGATTACGCTCCTATTAGTTTTGATCAACTAGAATTTCGTATTCAGAGGCGATGGGGATTAACTGGATATAATCCTCCCGTTAGAACTCGGGCAGTATAAAAAAAAAGAGGGGAGATTGCTCTCCCCTCTTTCGTCTTTTCCGGTGTAGCGGATATTAGAGAATGTTGTTGATCAGTGATCTTCTGTAATATACGTTTACGTTCTGGACTAGTGTACCATCGGATCCGTTGGCACCACGTGAGAATGGATTGGCTACCATGCCGTAACGTGTCTTGAATCCAATCTTTGGCTGGAAGCTGTCTTGTCCAACTGCACGAACCATTTGAAGAGGAACATATGGGCAGTAGAATAGACCGGCGTCAAAGGCCGAAGAACCCTTATAGCCAACTACCATGAAGTTACCAGCTGCGTAAGGATCGATATAAACCTTGATGCGGCCATTTAGAACACCGGCAAAAGTATTGCCTGTGTCGTCAACTTGTAGGTTGTTGCTGTTAAGAGCAGGAGCGTAGTCTAGGACACCTGCCATTTGAAGAGCTGAAGCAACATCTGAAGAACAGATGATGATGTTACCCTTACCACGACGCGTAGCCTTAGAGATAGCATTACATTCGCGTTCGATCTGGAACATTAGACCCTTGAACTTTTCTACTGACCAACGGCCGTTTGCGTCGACGTCTAGGTCGAATGTACCGGCTGTAGTTGTATCAGCCGAACCAGCAGTAGCCGAAAGAACGATAGAACGAACTACTTCACGGTTGATATCCGAAAGGATTTCAGCTTGTAGAAGTGTAGCTAGTTCTGTCTCAGCGTCTAGACCATGGATCTTCTTCAGGTCTTGTGCTAGTTCGATAGAATATTCAGCCTTAAGGGCACGTGACTTAGCAGAAACGGTAACCTTATCGATGCTGAATGCCATCTGGTTGAAGTCTACGTTACCAGTAGAACCAAGAGCTTCAGCCTGAGCTGTTGACATACCAGCAGCAAAGTTATAAAGTTCTGAGTTACCCGAAACAGTAGTAGAAGTGTTAACTCCGTAGATGCCACCCCATGTTGCGTTTGCACCACCGAATACTTGGTTGTTACCAGTACCGTTTAGCGAACCACGAGTAGAAGCACCAGTATTTGGCTCGTAGTAGAATGCGTTGGCACCCGACTGCGAATCATACTGAGGACGAAGAGCAAAGATTAGACCAGTTGGGCCTGTCATTGGCTGAACGCCGCAGATGTCATAAGCAATGAGGTTAGGCATTGCACGACGAACTAGATTGATTAGAACTGGGTCATAATTCTGAACGCCAGCTGCTAAGTTGGTAGGAGCTGCACCAGATGTTTCTAGTAGAGAACCGGAAACGCCACCCATGATTGAGGCGTCTTCTCTGATTGCTTCTTCGGTGTTCTCAAGAAGCTGAGCAGTAACGGCCTTACGGTGAGCAGATTGGATAGATGGTAGCTCGGAATGATTGATAAGTGGAGCCCACTTATTTTGAATTTCTTCTTGAAGATGCATGTTGAAGTTCCCTTTCGTTTATATCTTAATATTATTTATAAGAATTAGTTTTTTGAGGCTAGTTTTGAAGCTTGGGTGATATATGCTGCCATAGCGCCTGTAACTCTAGGTGCTTCTGGCTCGTCTGAGTATTCAACTTCTTCATTGAGAGTTGAAACCTTAGGCGTCTTAGGATTGGTTGAGAAATAAGTTTCCTTGATAATATCAATCTTGCTTGCATATTCGTCTACTGAATCATATGCAATACCTTCCGATAGAGTACGAAGCTTTTCTACCTGAGTAGAAGCTAGGCCTTCTGATACGCTATGGAAAATATTCTCGATCTTAAGATTTTCGATTTGCTCAGCAAGTTCATAATTCTTTTCGATCTGAGAATTGATTGTGCTTTCCAGATCTTCGATGTGTTGAGTCATTTCGGAAACAACATCTACTTGATCATCTGGAATGCTTACATAGTTTTCTTCAAATAAACCCTTGAGGCCTCTCATGAAGTCCTCGGCCATTTCAACCTTAAGACCGGTTTCTACCTGAAGAGCATTCTCTTCTAGCCAAGCTACTACTGCTGTAGAGAGATACTTATCTACAGATTCTACTAATTCTTCATAAGCAACATCAATAGCTTCTTCTAGAAGATTATCAAACTCTTCTTCGATTCTAGCTACTTCACTAACTAATCTAGCATTGATAGCGGCTTCAAATACAACTGAAGCTTTATTCTTTAGATCTTCTGAAAGCTCGTCACCGGCAAAAATTTCTTCGACGTCTTCCTTGTAAGCTTTACCACCACCAGCTGAAGTTGGCGATGTACGGATTTGGCTTCTTTCACCTTGACCGGTGGCTGAACCACCTGTGTCGCCGGCTGGAGGAGCTGAAGCATTAGCTGGAGCTGATGTTGGTGAAAGTCTTAATTGACCTTCCGAACCTGACTTATCAGCTGAACGCTTGTTGTTTTCACCAGATACTCCAAGACCCTTGAAGATGTCTGATAGTTCATCTTTACTTAGACCAGAGATGTTATTCATGATGGCGCTTAGTACTTCAGACTTAGTAGTCGCCGAATATGAAGATTCTCCACCATCTTTGTCAGCCGAACGATGTGCACTTCCGCCAGCATCAACTGGATCGGCTGTAGTGCTTTGGCGATCTGAAGACTTGAACTCATTTAGTTCTTCTTCGTTAATAATTGCTTTTGGCATAGTACTAAACTCCTTAGAATATGATTATATAGTTATTTATAATATTGTTATTTTGTAACAAGAGAAGCTAAGAATTGCTCGAATAGAGAGTATTTTGTCTCTTGAATTTTACGAACAGTTGCTTTATCTAAGAATTTCTTAGTAGACTCAACAACTTCCATAGATTTCCAGCTAGCTGATGCTGCGTCATAAACCCAGTCAGTGCCTTCCATTACTGCTTCAACATAAGCAATGTGAGCAGATGGATCGGCAACAATATCGGCTGCCGTGGCTAACATAAAGTCTTCCCCGACTCTCATGATTCCATCTCTGTCACGAGTAACTGTACCCATGCCACGAGAAGATACTCCGAGCTTACCACCAGATTCAAGAATCCCTTTGGCGATATTTCCCATTGGAGTATCAGTGAGTTTAGCTTTACCGATGAAATTAGATCCGTCTTGCTCTAAGCTGACAATCATATGCGAAATACGATCTAGATTAATGCCTGGACCTTCTGGGTGACCTAGCTCTCCAAACGCACGATTTTGCTTGATATACTTTTCATTATATCTAGCAACTTCTTTAGCTAGAATTCTGCTTTCGTAGATTCTGCCATTGCGATTTGGTACGTCACCCATAAGAAATGGGCCGGTAATATATGTGTTCTTCTTACCAGCTTCAGTCTGTTCATTTAGAACTTCGACATTCTCTAGTGTTTCGCAAATAAGTTTCATCTTAGTTATCCTTAATACGTAGACGTTAAGATTGTAGAAGTTTTACCAAGATTCAACATAATAGAAGCTGAAGACGAGGTTGTAGATAAGACTAGGTTAGCTGTGGAGTTTGAGGTAATCGCCATCCCGGCTGAATTCAGATCCCAGACACCAGTGTTATTGGCAGTCTGAAATACTGTAGTTGCTCCGCGCTTAATAGTCCAATCACCGGTCCAGAAAATCTTAACAATCGAAATTGCGGAAACGGTTTCAACAGATGTATTTGGTGAAGCAAAATCAGTTAAATTATATGTAGTGTTTGCCGTGTCAAGTGTTGTAACGTGGCCGGCTCTTCGATTACTAATGATGGCCATTACTGATTAGCCTTTCTTTTTACGAGAATTTTTTGTGCCATTGATGCTCGATCAGCTTTAGCATAATCGACGTTTGGCTTTGGTGTTTTTGCGCCGGTATTAATCTGTGCAGTTCTAGCTTTAATTCGTGCATCTGGATCATACGCAGCTTCAGGCTCAGGAATTTTACCACCAGACAATCTCATCGAATGCATATTGTCAACATTAGCGCCAATATACTTTCTAACTTTATCTTTTTCTTCTGGCTTTTGCGGCTTACCTAGATGAAACAGAGCATTTCTTGCATGAAAGCGAGATACGTGATGTGTCTTACCGTTATCAAATGTAACGTCGCCACCCTCATGTGTGTCTGTAGCTTTTAGAAGATGATCGGTGAATGAAGGCTTTTCGCCATCTGCACCGGCTTCGTCGTTGGTCATGTTTCTGCCCTTAGAAGCACCAAACGACTTAGAGCCCTTAGGACGACCACGGCCGCGCTTAACTGGAGCTTCTGAGCCTTCTGTTTCTTCTTCTAATTTTCTTAAGAACTCTGAAAATGTCGTCATCTGAATAATCCTTTGTTGGTTACTTATTTATTTGTTTTCTTAGCATCTAATCTAGCCTGAGCAATCTTGATATACTTATCGCGCTTAGCTCCACGAGCTTGAACTTTAGCATCTCCAGATCTATCGTGAACATAATCCATATCATGATCATTATATTCTGATCCACGATAATCGTTATTGTCAGCAGACTCACGATCATCTTCGGCCTTGGAAATATACTTCTTTAGTTTAGCAGTGGAAGATTCTGCTATAGAAGCTCTATGTTTTTTTGCTTTTTCTAAAGCGGCGTCTGCATCAGATTTATACTCATCGTGATGATCATGAATATGTTGTTCGGCTTGTTTAGCAGTTTCATGGTATGTCCAGCTTTTAGGTATGTTGTCGCCCGCACCCCCACGAATAACGGGGCCGTGGGGATGATAACTTGCGAAATACTTTGGGTCATGACCAGTCATTGACGGCCCATCAGTTCTATTCCAAATCGTACCAATATGATTTCCGGCTTTAGACATAACTTTTTTATGTATTTTATCGTCTCTAGTAGCGTCTTTATACGTTTCGTTTGTTGCACCGTAGAACTTATCATCTCTAGCTTTATTTTTTGCGTTGTTATCATCTACCTTAGATAAGAATGTTCTATCGATATGAGCATATCTCTTATGATCATTAGTTAGAGGGGCTGTTGGATTTTTTGCAACAAATGAGCCTGGTCTATGCTTAGCATAATGAGCTCTGACTTGAGAATCTGACATAGGAGATTCACCCTTTGCTAATCCAGTAAGAGGATGAGCTTCGAGCTTAACTTGGTGCATTAAGTTTGTTTGATACTTATTACCAGATTGAACTACTTCTTCTTTAGATAAGATCTTATGAGCTCTGCTTATTCCGGCTGCTCTTTTAGAAATAGTTTTGTGAGCCTTTTTAATATCATCATCAGTAGCAGACAACTGTGTTTTAAGATCCATTTCATCTGGCCCACCGCGATTACCAGAACCGGGAATGCGGCCATAATTAGCGAGAGCATTTTTTTCCCATTTATGATTATCTATTTTAGCAGTACTGGCTGATAATCCGACTCCCCACTTACCAAATGCTTTATCTGAATATCTTGCTGCTAGATCTTTGGAAATTTCGTCCAGATCTTCAGCTTCTTCATTCTTCATAGACTTATTATTACCAGAATCAGACACAGACTTATAGACATCATCTAGTAGACTCTTAACTTCATTTAGCTTTGTCTGAGTATCTGGATCAACATCATCCATATCGTCGTCGTCCAGTTCGTCATGCAGCTGAGCTGCTTGAAGAGCAATCTTTTCTAGAACTGACTTGAATCCGTTTGGATCTTTAGGAGCCTTAGCCGATGAATTATCTACGATCTTTTGATCATTTCCAGTTGGAGGAGAAGAATCAGATGACGATGGATTATCAGATCCAGCAGACTGAGAATCTTCTTTAATTTTAGTCATGATTCGTCTAGTAGCTTCTGACACACCCTTGAGCTTAGTCTGAGTTTTAATATCAGTGCCACCTTTTCCAAGGTGGGGTGGTTCAGCTTTAATGTTTGATGCATTGAACACGTCATCGCCGTTGCCATTTCTGTCGGCAATTTTATTCTTGAGATGCATCTTCCAGAATTTCTTGTCACCATCAGACTTAGGTACTAGAACATCTGACTCTGAATCATTATTTGATTTTCTGCTAGGTGTGTCTTCTTTATTCATAGTCATCATCCTCGTAATCGTCTGATTCATAATCGTCTTCGTCTTCGTCTTCATCTGGATCAGGTGCACCATTGAAAACAGATTGTGCAATTTCTTCTCTCTTAAATTCTAGAGCTGAAGCTAACTTGTTCATCATAACTTTGTTGAGCTCGGCGCTAACCTTAAGGTGATCTTTATTTAGAATGTGATTCACTAATTCGTCAGACATGTTGAAGAATTCCTTTAAGTTGGTAATAATATATTTATTGTTTATTTGGGCTTGATGCTTTTGAGGCTACAGACTTAACAGCCTTTATAGCTTTCTTGTGGTGCTCAGGAACATTTCGAGTGAATGTTTTGTTAGAGCCTCTGACGATAGAAGTCTTCACTGGAGGACCACCGCTTTTAGTTTCCTGTGGCTTATCTGGAGCCGAATCTTTTGGCGTAGGAGTATCAGCTGGAGCATCTCCGGGAGGTCCGTCTTGTCCTGGTGGTCCGCCAATAGGATTGTCCAGAGGATCCAACATTCCCGGAGGAGGCGGCTCAGACGCGATCTGATCGTCCATAGCTTTGATTTCTTCGTCCGATAACATGAGAATATTCTTCTTGACCCATTCAGCAGAATAATATCTTCCGACGTATGGGTCAATCTGTGCTAGCGTATTTAATCTCTCACGTAGAATTTCGGCGTCTTTTAGTTCAAAGAAATAGTTGTCGTTATTAAACTTGAAGTATAGCTTATTCTTGTATTGCTCCCAATCTAGGGAAGTGACAATACCCTTTAGAATAAGTTGCTTTTCTAGAGCATCAAGAAATAGCTGAGAGAATCTTAGTCTTAGCTTATTGATGAATTTCTGGAACTTCAATTCGTCTTGTGTAATTTCTGCTGATCTTCCGATATTGAATCCAGCTGCTTCGGAATCTAATCTAGAAAGAGGAACAGTTAGAGCCTTATATAATTTCTTTTCAAAATATCTAACGTCTGAAAGTTCACCTAAGTTTTGACCAGACGGAAGAGTAGAAATTTCAGTTCCTCGGCCACCTTCACGACGAGGAAGCCAATAGTCTTCTAACATTGTCATGAATTTTCTGTCGTCACGGACTTCACCAGTCGTAGCGTCATACACTAATCTGTTTTTGTGACGTGACATCATATCACGAACATATTGCTCAGCTTTCATCTTTGGGAGGTTACCAACATCGATGTAGAAGATTCGACGTTCTGGTGCTCTTGAGATTCTATAAATTACAGTAGCATCTTCTAGCATTCTAAGCTGATTGAGCGGTTTGATTGCTTTATGGAGATAACCCAGAACTAACTTATTATCTTTATCGGTTAAACCCGAAGTAAGATGAATGATAGAATCTTTAGCAATTTTTAGTCCTTGGTTTTCCATTCCAGTTGTTGTACTGGCTCCACGGAAACCTCGGTCGGTATATACATAGAATTCGCCAGCAGCAACGTTAACAAAAACATCGCCGCGGCGTTCTCTACGCATATTTCTAACTTTACGAATTTTTCTTGGGTCAATATATCTAAGCTCTTGAAGTCCGAGTCTTGGATTAGTCTCATCGATCATGGCATGATAATATAATCTACCATCTACATACCAACGACGAAAGATTTCATAACCAGAATTGTTTAGATTAAACAACTCCGATACTGTATTCCATTCTTCAGTAATTTGATTCTTGATTTTATCTGGAACTTTAAGATCATCTAGGTTGTCTAGATTGATTTCGACAATAGGTTTAGTGTCGTCCTTGACAATAGCTTCATTGACAATTTCATCAATAGCTTGTTCTAATTCTGGTTGGATTGCCATCTCACGATACTTAGAAACAATCTCAGCTTCAGTTTTAGCTGAGCCTTCTAGATCTAAATATGTACCGTACGCGCCACCTGCAGATACAGTTAAAGCTCCGTCGTCTGTCTCCACTGGAGCAAACGACGGAACCGAAACGACTTCGTCTTCTTCTTTTCTTTTGATTTCAAATCCGAATAATTGGAATCCGCCAGCCATTCAATTAACTCCTACTCATTATAATAAAGGGATATATTCTATTTATCCCTGATCGCCAATGCTGCCAGTAGTAGTTCCGGCAGAATCTAGAACCCAATTGTCGTACTCGAACGTAACCTGGAATTCTTCTACTGCGTTTGTAGAATCCCAATTTAGACCGATGTCACCAATAACTGATGGATAGAGACCCTCGAACTTGTAGGTTCTAAGAGTTTCACCAGTCTTAGCATACTGAGTAACTGTAGCATTAGCCTTGAATCCTAGGCCACGAACAATTCTCTTGTTTCCGCGATATTGGTTAATCGCATTTGACCAAGTTTCTAGAGCATTTCTGATCTGGAAATCTTCGTCGTTGATGACAGTTGTCTGCCAAGGTTGGAAAGTACGATCGCCTGGAAGCTTAAGTTCACGCCCGAAATATGATACTGGAATAGTAGCTTCAACAGAAGCAGGAATAGAAGCAGCTCTAATTAGCATTGGAGCTTTAATTAGATCTAAACCAGGAACCCCCGGAGGGGCAACAAGCTGCACCGAGAATAGCGTAGCTCTTGCTCCTCCGAATGTTAGATTACTCTTGAATGATGTTACACTAAAATCTTTAGCCATTTTTTTTCTCCTTTAATTTTCTAATTATACTGAGCCAACGATCTCGGAGAAGTCGACGCCGGATCTTACTGCAACAAAGTTAAGTTGAATGTAATTGATAGAATATTGTGGCTTGATGTAGATGTCACCAATGAACTGATTCGAATCAAGCACCTGCGGAGTGTTATTAGTTTCATCGCAAACTACCTTGAAGTCAATAATACCACGACGTCCCTTAACATCGAATAGGAAAGGCTCTACTAAGTTCTTGAATAGAGCTCTTGTATATTCGTCATTATACTCGAATAGCGAAGATTTTGCAGCGATAGCGATAGCCTTTTCAAGAGTAATGAATAGTCTACGAACGTTAATTCTATCGAAAGCAGAAGGTCTGCCAAGTAGAGTTTTGTCGCCGTAAAGAATTGTACCTTGACCGTCAAATGTAACGATTGGGTTAATATCTGATTTATAAAGAACTTCTCTTTCAGCTGGACCTGGGTTCTTAGCTAGACGAATTACGTTCTTGATTTGGCCACGCTGTAGACCAGCTGGTGAGAACCAAGGATCGCGAGTTGTATCAGTTCTAACACAAGTACCTGCAGTGTCACCATTCATTGGAACCCAACGACGAACGTCATTGTACTTATCGTACATTTGCTTATATCCGCTATCAAGCACTCCGTATGAAGTTGCAGTAGAAAGGTTATTTCTGAAAGCAACCATGTTGGTTACTGCATCACCACCAGTTGTTTGAACAACCGAGTCAGGCTTAGCTGGAGAAATAAATGCCACGCAATCTTTACGGTATTCTACGATGTTGCCGATTACATAGTTAGCAATAGTAGAATAGTTAGTCGATGAGCTAGATGGTGAAGTAGTTTCAGCAGTTACACCACGAGCCTTACCTAGAATAACTAGAGAAATATCAACATCTTGTGGATTCTTGAATAGATCATATCCACCAGTTAGAGCTGATAGAGAGCAGTTAGCTTCATCATTACCATCACCACCACCAGCAAGAGTTACTGTGTATGGAGAACGGTTAGTCGATGATGCTACTGAAGCAGCTGCGGCCGAAGCTGCACCTGATCTATCTGTAATAGCCCAGATATACTGTGAAGTATTATTCAGAACAGTCTTGTAGTAATTTGTGCTGCCGTCATCAGTCTTGGCGTCAGTGGCACGAGATAGACCTCTGAACACTTCAAGAACCGTACCTGCAGTTCCACTGAATAGACCATTCTTATCTACTACTACGACGTGCATTTCGTCTACTGCGGTATAGCCCTTAGTAGCTAGGAAGTTCGAAGTTCTTGGTGCCTTATCTACTAGGTTAGCATATTCCCAACGAGACTTAACTGTAGTTTGGTTTACGTTAGCTGGCAGAAGAATTGGTAGCGAAAGAGAAACTGTAGCTGTTGTAGTATAAGTACCGGAGTTAGAAGTTTCTGAGTTAGAAGTAGAAACCGCCGTTACGCTTACAGTCTGTAGCCCGAGAGTTGTGTTTCCGATTTCTAGAACGTCACCAACTGCTAGATATGTTACTAGAGTCTGTGCAGCCGAGTTAGCAACACCAGCAGTGTTGGCTTGGATTGACACAGTTAGTGTATTAGATCCAGTGTTAGATTGTACTGCGAATGATGTAACGTTTGTGAATGATGCAGTGAATGTGTTTACGCTTACTGTTTCTTCATAAGCATTGGCGCTATCGCAAACAGAAACCTTCAGGCTGTTGCCTAGCGAGCTAGGATACTTAGCAAGATAAGTTACGTTAGCTGTTACTGTTGTGTTAGCGAAATCGTCTTCGTTCTTAATGGCGAAGCCGGTTACTGCACCCGTGTTTGCATATGCGTTATTTGCACCATCGATAACACGAACTACGTATAAGTTATTGCCGTAAGCTAAGAAGTTAGCTGCGGTAAAGAATGTTTCATAGTTAGCATCGGTAGGTACACCGAATTTTGTGGCAAGAGTTGCTTCAGAGTCAACCAGAGTTCTAACTCCAACTGGACCCCAATTTAAGATGCCTGCGAATGCGCCGGCGGTAGTAGATACGTTTGGTACTACTGTAGTAAGATCAATCTCACTTACATTAACGCCTGGACTAATTTGAAATGCCATTGTGTCGTCTCCTTCAACAAAAAACTTGGTTAGAATAGTCGTTATTATTTATAAAATCCAAGTTCTTAAAAGAATGCAGAGAACCCGTCGTCATCTCCGAATGGATCGATTTGACCGATTCCGTCATCTTGAAATCCAAACGGAGTCATCTCAGTTTCTGAAATAGAGGCTTCATCTGATAGCATGTGCCTTACGTCGGTCTCGGTGATTTCCTTGAAATAAGTTTGGTTCACCAACCAAGAAAACAGAACACAACACATGACTAAGTCATCGTGGTGTCCTTCTTCGGCTTCATATGACGCTTTGTTTTCAATGAAACGCGCCATCTCATAAAGCAGATCAAAATCATTAATTATGAGCTTATCATTTTCTACCAGAGATTTGAAGTTACCACACCCAATTCTCTTTACTTGTTTAGTAGTTCTGATTCCCATTTGTGATCGACCGGGACCAAACCCACCACCAAGTCTCTGACCGTTTCGACCTTTGACTTGCGTAACCAGAACATTTTCATATTCTAAGTCTTGATATAGAATGTCTGAAACCTGTTGCCCAATATCATTTGTTTCAACGAGAACAAACGCGGTGTTGTACATCTTAGCCAGCTGATAGATGATGTTCGGATAGACTAGAGGAGAAATATCATTAGCTCTAAACTTAGCGACGATCTTATACGGAATAGAAGCAACGTCAAACACAACGCAAGCAGAATAGTCAATGTCGACTCCTCTGGAAGTATCTACTGAAATAACGTACTTGTGATGAGGAATCGGGTTTTCGTAGATGTCTACGTTATGACTTCTAGTTATTGGTTCAATATAAGTTAATCTCTGGAGGACCTTACCATCGATTAGTGTGTTAGACGAACCAAGGAATTCACATTCAAACTCTTGTGAGAACTGACGCTCTGATGTGTTTGAGATAGTTTCT